GAGAAATGATGAATGAATGTTCAGACCATATCTCAACAGGAAGTTGTAAAGACTTTGCTGATTACAAAAAAATGACAGGAGTTATAGAAGGATTAGCTCTTGCTGAGCGTGAAGTTCTTGATTGGAAAGAACAACACTTAAAACAATAGGAACTCGGCACCTTAAAGTCGTGCAATATATGGATAAAGCAAAAAAAATAAATATTCCAAAACCAGAAAGTGTTAAGAAACCTGAACCTACTGAGGAAGTTAAAAGTCAACTACCAGTACCTAAAGGTTGGAAAATACTTATAGCTATGCCTGAAGCACAAGAAAAAACTGATGGCGGTATTATAAAAGCTAGTGAAACTAAAACAAACGAAGAAACTTCAAATATTTGTGGTTATGTTTTAAAGTTAGGCACAGAAGCTTATTGTGATGAAAATAGATTTCCTACAGGACCTTGGTGCAAAGAAGGTGATTGGGTAATATTTAGAGCTTATTCAGGTACTCGTATGAAAATGTATGGTAAAGAGTTTCGTTTAATTAACGATGATACTGTGGAAGCAGTAGTTGATGACCCAACAGGAGTAGTAAGAGCATGAGTGAAAGTATAGAACAAGTAATAGATACAAACGCAGAACCAGTACCTGAACAAACATCAGAAGATAAATTCTTTGGTGTTGCAAATGAAATTAATACTTCACCTATAAAAGATATTGAAGTAGAAGTTATTGATGAAAGACCAGAAGAGGATAGACGACCTCCAAAAGCAGAAACTATAGAAGAATCTGTAGATGATGATACTTTAGACCAAGAGATTGCAGACTATAGTAAAAAAGCTGGTGAAAGAATTAATAAAATTAAATATGAATTTCACGAAGAGCGTAGAGCAAAAGAACAAGCTTTAAGAGAATCACAAGAAGCTACAAGAGCATTAAAAACTTTAATGACAGAAAATCAAAAGTTACAAAGTGTAGTTTCACAAGGAGGCGATGTATTAAACCAACAGGCACTTAATAATGCACAATGGGCAAAATATAACGCACAAGAAAAATTTAAAAAAGCTTATGAAGAAGGTAATGCAGAAGATATGGCTGGTGCACAAGCAGAATTAGCACAAGCTACTTTAGCAGAACAACAAGCTGGTAATTATGCAGAACAACTACAAACAGATGTTGCTTCTAAATATGTAGAGCCAGAACAACAAATTGAAAAACCTTCTGACCCAGATATGGATGAATGGTCTAAAAAAAATCCTTGGTTTATGGGTACTGACCCAGCACACAAAGAAATGACATCATATGCTATGTATTTAGACCAATCACTACAAGCTAATGGGATTGACCCTGCAAAAGATTCTCAGAAATATTATTCTGAAATTGATTTAAAGATGAAAGAACAATTTCCAAATTTTTTTGGTGTAACACAACAACAACCTATGGAAATAGAAGAAGTTGAAATTACACCTAAAAGACAGGTAACCAATCCTGTCGCACCCGCAACGAGGAATAGCGGTAAAAGCCCTCGCAAAATACATCTGACTCAGAGCCAAGTCGCCCTCGCAAAGCGTCTTAATATAACTCCAGAGCAGTATGCAAATCAATTATTAAAGGAGACTTAAAATGTCCGAAGAAAATAATATAGAAACAAAAAGTGATAGCAAAGAGCAATCACAAGAGCGTACCCCTAGGGAAATAGAAAGCCGAGAGGCTTCCCAGCGTATTCAAAGTTGGGAAAATCCATCAAACTTACCAAATCCAACACCACAAGAAGGATGGGTATTTAGGTATATTAGAACTAGCCTTTTAGGTCAAGCTGATAATCCTAATGTATCAAGGAAGTTGAGAGAAGGATGGGAACCTTGTAGATTAGAGGACCACCCTGAACTTCAAATTCATATGATGGACCATAATTCTGAATGGTCGGTTAAAGGTAATGTTGAAATTGGTGGACAACTGTTATGTAAGATGCCAGAAGAAAAAGCGAAAGCTAGAGATGAATACTTTGATAATTTAGCAGAATCTCAACTGGAATCAGTAGATAACACATATTTTAAAGACCAAGATTCTAGGATGGCTACTAAACAAGTTTTTGAAAGAAAATCACGAACAACATTTGGTAAAGATTCTTAGTTTCTTATTTTATTAATTATTTGATAAGGAGACAATTATGTCATCAAGTGCAACTCCATTTGGAGCTAGACCAGTTGGTACTATTGTTGGAAGTCCATATCAAGGAAAAGTTACACATTACAAAATTAAAAATGCTTATGCTACAGACATATTCTATGGTGATTTTGTAAAGTGGGGTGATGATAACCCTAATACCACTATCCAAAAAGATACTGGTACAACAGCTTTAACACCTATTGGTGTATTTCTTGGATGTGCTTACACAGACCCATCAACAGGTCAATTCACACCAAATCAATATTATCCAGCATCAACTGCTGCAGATGATATTGTTGCATATGTTGCTTCTGACCCATTTGTACTAATGCAAATGCAATGCGATGGTGCAGCCGACCAAGATGACCTTGGTAAGAACTGTGCTGTTGTGCAAACTGCAGGAAGTACAGCAATAGGTACAAGTAAAAACGCAGTCGATGGGAGTACAGCAGCTACTACCAACACACTACCATTAAAAGTCGTTGACTTTATAGATGGACCAGATAGTGCAGTTGGCGATAGTTATACTGATGTACTAGTAATGTTTAATGTCGGACACCAGTTGTTAAATACAACAGGTATAGGTTAAGGAGTAAATTATGGCAGCTATTTCAAGAGCTAACGAGTTAA